CTACACTTTAATAAAATCAATTACTTACTTTGATATCCATTATCTTTTTTGTATTAGATAATGCTTCATGAATAACTTTGTTTTTATTCATGTTTTCAATAAGGGTGTCTCTCCAAAGTAGCATAACTCTTCTAACCTTTTCAAGTTCTAAGTTAGCTAACTTATTTTGTCCGTTGTCTGTACCGTTAATAACGTTAGTTAAAACGGTTACTGCACCGTTGATACCGTCTGCTTGTCCTTTACGAAAGTCTGCTGTTGTCATATAATTACTTAGCTATTACTTCTAGGCATTCAACCATAAAAAAAGCCCCTTGCAAAAGGGGCTTGAAATATTATAGTGAGTTAACGTAATTAGTTACTGATGCTATCAAACTCTCATTTGACCATTGAGGGTTATCGTAATTATCTCCACTTAGATCTGAAAGTGTTACAATACCAATATCTTTTAAAAACACTGATACTGTCTTTTCACTCGGACTATCAAATATCTTTTCAATTACAACCTCAGTAATATCTTTAGTTATTGCTGGGCGCGTAACAATTGTTTTAGTAGATGTTAGTGGAATCGATAAACTCATATAATATATTTAATAATATTAGTTTTAAATTTTAAAGCCTAATTTATTAGACTATTCAATTTAATATCGTATGGTATTTAACGTTTAAAAAACTTATTCTTCAAACAAACGAATTACCTCTGGTGTAGATGATGCTGCCGCAGTGGGTGGTGTATTCATTGAATCCATTACTCTATCATATTGAGAGGTAATCTTTGAATCAACGTTAAAGTTGACACCAACTGAGATATTAGACTTATTGAAAGTGAAAGCAAAGTTTTTCTTTGTTTCTTTATCTGTCTCAATAAACTCTGCTAAAAACAGAGGAATTAGCTGAACTTGAAAGCTGCCATTTTGAGGCTGCACTAAGATCATGACTGGATTCTCAATAGTAAGATCTGTTTTAGTTTCGTCTTTTAGTACGCCTAAAATGTTTCTACCTGAATTGTCAATAATTGTTACGTAATTTTTTGCCATAAAGTATTTTAACTAATTTTTATAGTAAATCAAGATAACAGATCAAAAAGATTTGTTTGTACTAATGAACCAGGTTTCTGTACGGACCATTTTACGTTTTCATAAAACCTACTAATGACTGAGAATATGTGATTCTCAAACATTATATCGTAATCAGGTTCAAATATCTTTTTAAACTCCTCTGGGTAATAGTATTTGTAAGCAACTGCAGTTACGTTATAGTTATTTGGTTTAACGTAAAAGAACCTAACCTTATCTCCGGAACTTATCTTTTCGTACTGTTTATCTAAACCAAATCTTTCTAATAGTACGTTATGCACGTATGCTGCTTTTACGTGCAATGGCATACCTTTAGCTAACGCAGCTAACCCATCACACTGAGCTGAGTACTTTTCATAACCTTTAATGCCGGAAACAAATGTTATGTCCTCTACAGGTAACTTGACAAATATTTCATACGTCTCATTTAGTATCTTATTTGTTTCGTTAATGTTTTGGGTCAATAACATTGTTTCAATAATCTTTTTAACATAAGGTTTAATGGCACCGGGCATTGTACTTCTTACAACTTCAACCCCAGTGTACTTAAACTTATCACAAGGTATACCTTCATCATCTAAGATATGTAACACGTAACGTTTCTTCTGTAAGAAGATACCTACATCAGCAATAGCTTCACGTTTAAAAATAAACCTACAGTCTTTTGAATTAAACTCACTAGCTCCCCAGACTTTTACTTGCTTGTTAAGATAGTCTTCAATGTCTTGTACTATAGCGTACGTTTCTTTAGTTAGTTTACTACCGTTACTAAATTTTACTTTACCATCTAAAAACAAAGGGTCAATGGAAACATAGCTTGAATCTGTATCATTATAGATAATACACTTGTTAAGCACTTGTTCATTAATATCGTTAACCTTTGACTTAATGTATTGTTTGAGTAGTTCATTAGATTGTTTAATAACTGACTGTCCTGTAAGAGTGATTGAAGAAGCAATATCATCGTCGCCGAAAGGAGCATTTTTATTTCCAAAGTATCCATAAATTGAGTTAATAAAGACTTTAATACACAACTGCTTTGCATCTAACTGATCAATTTGCTTTCTAATTTCTTTACCTTCCTTACTGGCTTTATCACATTCTGAGTACTGCTTTTTGAGCTTCTTAAGTACTTTCTTAATGTCTTGACGTTTATCGTAATAGTAGTCAAGGATTTCAGGCATTACACCCTTTTTCTTCTGTGTAAATAGTGTATTTGCTTTACTAATAGCTATTTCTTCTTTTTGCACGAAAAGATTAAACTTATCCACAGGTAACGTAAACTGTTTACCATTTACATGTCTTAGTTTTACTTCTTTGTCTGTTCTTTCTTCTATAACCCCGATTTTAGTCTCCGGGGACATATTCAAGCTAATCATCACGTTAGGGTAAAGTGAGTTAGCATCAAATGAAATTATCTTCTGCTGAAACCCGCTTAATGGTTCACCTACATATGCCCCGGGGTTTTTACCCTCTTCTTCATCTCTAATAAATGAAGGTATCTTTTGATTACGGTACCGGGCTCTTACTGCAGTTGCACCGTTAATAACAGATAACGAGCCCATTGCAGCTTCAAATGACGTTAGTCCTACATAAGCTAACATACGAATAAGTTCCGTATACTTTAGTTTATCTTCTAATTTAGTTAGTAGACGTACGTCTTGAATGTTGTAATCAATAAACGTTTTCCAATCTTGATCAGCTAATGTGGCTAAGTTCATTGCACCGAAGTCCACTTTACCTTCACCTAATTCTGCTTCAGCAATTGATGCTAATTTATAACTTTCACGTACCCCAGCACTAAAACGTTTGTATACATCAAGGTAATCTATAAGCGATACCCCATCAATATACCATCTTATCTGTTCTACACCGAACTGACCTTTAATTGATCTACTATAAACATTATTTGCGGGAGAGAGTCTTTTAGTAAACTCTTCACCAAGTATTTTAGTACATCTATTAATAATGTAAGGTATATCGAAAAACTCTGAGTTCCAACCTGTCAATATATCAGGGTAATCTCTTTCAAAGTACTCAATAAATTTAATAAAGATTTCCTTCTCAGTGGAACATTTAACATACTTTACATCTGATTCTGTACTAGTATAGTCTTTCAATCCCCAGGTAAAAAACTTTTTAGCTAACGAGTCATATATTGTTATAACATTAACTGGAGCTTTAGCTTCATTAGCATGCGGGAAGTCATCAGGTGCATACACCTCAATATCTAAAAACATTACCTTGATTGGATGCTGACTAAACTCAGGCGTTTCATTGTCTTTCCAAAACATGTCAACAAGATATTGCTGAGTAGCAGGTAAGTTCTCAAACACACGTTTTAAGTTTGTATCTTTAAGATACTTAAAACGTTCATACTGACTTCTAAACGTCTTTTTAACTAACTTAGTGCCATATATTGATTGAGCTTCTCCGTGGCTATTTTCAACGTAAAAGTAAGGTTCAAAGGTAGAATCTAACTTAATACGCTTACCGTCCTTATCCCAGGTAAATAGAGTAATGCATTTGTCTTTACCGTTATAATATATGTTACGATAGCTCACGTAACTATTGTATCACACTTCCAGATATATCAATCGTATTTGTTGTATCTTGACATATTTTTACGGGACTTATCTCCAAACGGAGTAGTATAAAGTTCCATATAACAGTCAATATTAGTATCTGTTTCAAGCCATCTTGTATCTGCGTACTGTCTAGCTTTCTTACAAATGCTCTTGTACTTATCTGTGTCTTTTAATGTCTCATTAATACGGTCAATCATTTCATCGCCTGTATTAAACTTGATAGGTGCATTAGCATATGTGCATAAGTCTTGACATGCAATAGGTAACCCGAAAGCACATGCTTCAATATACTTTAAATCACTCTTAGACTTATTGAAATTATTGTTTTCTAATGGTGCAACCATCATATTGATATTAAGATCAGATATGGCTTGACCGTATTCAAATAATCTTTTCCATTGATGGAATTCAATCTTGCCGCTCTTAATAAGGTCCATTAATGATAATGGGAAAGCTCCTAAAAATACCCATTGGTACTTATCTACCGTTCTACGAATGATATCATTTACATGGTAAAAGTCATCCTTTTGACCTACTCTATTATCAACGTCAAAGTGAGCACCAGAACCGGCGTATAAAATACGAGGCTTCTTTTTAAACTTATCCAAGTTGTTCATGTTCTTGGTAAGATCGTAATGGTTACCTAACCAGAACTTTGGCATAAAATTAGGAATAACGGAAATGTTCTTATTACCTGTCTTGTCCATATAATAATCTTTCATGAAATCACAAGTAACTGTAATTTCATCACACATGGACATAATAGCTTGTGCAGATTCTCTAATTTCAGGATTTACAAACGCTGGTTTATACTTGTTATAATCTGGAATATCTTCCTTAAAGCAAAGGTCATCAATCTCGTACATAACTTTCATACCAGTTTGCTTTTTGATTTCCATTAAGAACTTAACGAACTCTAACTGCTGTTTTGTGGCTTGTCTCTGAATTCTAACACCCTTAGCCATAATATAGTAACGAGGATCTAAGTTCATAACTGTAGTTCCGTGACATACAGCCTTCATATGAGCGTTCATTACCTGTTCAGGCCAAATCATTCTCCAGTGGCCACAACCACTATAGTCAGCATAATAACTTAAAAATCTTGGTAGATCTAACTCCTTAGGTCTCTCTGGGTTATCCGAAGCAGCTGGTTGTGTTGGTGGTTGTACAGCACCAAATGGTGATGCTCCACCTTTCTTTAATTGAAACGGTACGTTAGGTTGCTGAAACGGAATAGCAGTATTAAACATAATAAAATTTATAAAAGGTTATATATTAATCAACAAAATTAACTCTACGGGTTATACCGTTATGCTTCTCTAAAAAGATGATATCGCCTGTTGCTGACTTTATGCTTTCTTTTCTATGGCTAATAATAAAGATGCATTCGTTAAACTTTTCACTACGTTCTTTAAGAATATCAAGCACTAAATCTACACCTTTTTCATCTAAACTACTATCAAATAGTTCATCATAAATGCTAATATTATAGTGTACATCACCTTGTGATTTACGCATATCCATAAACGAAAATAAACAAGCCAAGTCTATAGCCTTACGTTCAGCACCTGAAAAGTTATTGTATGAACAAATTTTACCTTTTTCGTTTAATATCTCTTCTTCAAAGTATTCGTTAAACACACAGATACTATTACTGTCTAGCTTCTTTAGGTAATAAGCTAGTTTAGCATTAAAGCTCTGTAGTATCTTCTTTACTATAT